AAGTGCCAACTTGCCAATGATTCCAAATACTTTAGACAAATTTGAAAATATGTTTCGAATCATTTCGATTCTTGTTGGACCGTCCTCCATTATTGGCGAATTCATGAACTTATTAAAATCTTGAACTGCGCTCTTAATTCTAACACTTAGATCACGAATATGCATTGATAGGAAGAACATCTTGTCGCCAAGACTTTGAAGAATCGGAGTATCTTTTTCTCCAACATCTTCTAGTTCATCGAATCCCGGCAAAACCTGAAGAAAAGTTTTCAGCAATGTACCAAGAGCTTCGGAAATATTAAGTATTGTCTGTCTAAATACATCTCCTCCTGCTCCACCATCTTCATGAGTTTCATCCCAGAATCCTAATATTGCATTACGATACTCACCAATCTTATAAACAACATCAGCAAGTTCACTATTTGCAAGATCTGTGAAGAATTCCTTAGCGTCATCCAGTTTACCGAACAGGAATTGAAATGTTTGACTCCATCCAGATGAAACGGAATCCTTAATGGCGTTAATGACGTCAAGAAAACTTCTCGCTTCATAAGCTGCCTGATATGCCTGAGATGCAATCTTACCAAAGCGTTTCTCAAACTCTTCATCGCCGAGTTCTTTACGAAGTTTGGCAAGTTCGTCTTTATCAATGACTTCCATCCAATATTTGCTGCCAAACAAATTATTCATGGCTTCGGTATTCATCCAGTCGTATCTAAGCATGTCAGACAAATTATTTAAATTTATTTTCTTACCCGATTTAACTTTTTTATCTTTTTTATTTGTAGTGGTATAAATCGTTTTATTAAGTTTATCTGTTTTCTTTGTAAGCGTTCCTGCCGCAACAGCAGCTTCAAGCATCTGTTCTTTAAACGTTTTAGTAGTCATATTCAGCAATTCAAGACTACGATAATCGGTGTATTCCAATTTACCTTTCGAATATGCCTGCGACAAATTAAAGAAAGCTCTTGAAGCATCGTTTGCATTAATACCAGCATCTGCACAAGCGTTTGCGATACCCTCGACGGCTTTACCGGCGGTTTCAAGATCAACACCAGCAGCAGTCATTTTGCTCATTGCGTCAGCCATTTGCTCGAACGAATACGAAGTTTCATCAGAATATTTCTGAGTTCTTTCGAGCGTCTTATAAACATCTTCCTGAGCAAAACCGGAGTTCACCATCTGCCTTACAGACGTTAACATACTCTGGTATTTATTCATTCCAGCACTAACTTGTTCAGAACTAATGCTCTTAATAAAACCGGTAACACTTTGTTCCATTTTGAGGAAAATGCCAGCTACCTCATCGGCCAAACCTCCGAGGATTCTTTGCTTAATCATTCCCGCAAAATTAGTAAAACGATCAGTCAATTTGTCAAGGGATTTGCTCATTGAGTCCGTGGAGACTTCTGTCTTCTCAGCAAGCTCTTTGACGCCTTTTGTAGCCTCTTTAAGATCGAGACTTTTCTTAAGCTCATCCAGCTTCTTTATTGTCTTATTTACACCTTTTTCAAAATCTGACGCATCAAATTTTGCAGCTACAATCCGCTCGTCAACGTTATTTGGCATGCTGTTTTACCTCCTCCCACGCTTCATTAGCCATCCCTTGAAAAACTTTTTCGATGGCTGGATTGATATAATCTGTTCCTTTTACAAAACCACCATTTGCTGTAGCGTGGCCATATTGCAGTAGGATAGCAATATTTGCCCAGCCATCTACAACATTGGTGTTTGACCATACAATCTGATACTGTCCGTCATTATCTCTTATGATTTCATACTTCCAGCTTTCAGATGTTTTTCCAGTATCCTTAGGGGTTGCTTCTTTTAAAGCTTCGACACCCATTCTTCCATACTTTTCAAGTATTGGACGAACTAGCGGCTGAATATGTAAGGATTTAACGAGGAATTTTTCAAATCGATTAAAATTTCCACGGTGCTCAAAATTAATCTTCATGAAACTCCTCCTTATCCTTTACTTCCGCTAGCCGCCCTTCTTGAACTATTTAGTGCTGCGTTCATCGCGTAGATTTCCTGCCTGCTCATCTGTTGAGGATTGCCTTTCGCATTGCAAATCCGAATCAGAATAAGCAATCTGTTCAAACGCCATTTTTCACACTCGAACGGAATCCCGTTGCTAATCATCCAGTAATAGATCAGTTCTGATGTGGGAATTTCACCATTTCCTTTTCCTTTTCTTCTGTCATATACTGTCGTAGCTGTAGCGGGATCAGCAATATATTCTTCAATCTTTCTGACGTTGTCATGACCCATCAATTCATACACTTCATCAGGCACATCCTGATTAATCGTCATACACCTAATATAATCAATAAATTCAGCAGTAGTTTTAGGATCTGGCGTCAGAAACGGTTTCTTCCATTTTGTTTCCCATTTTGAAATGGAGACAAGAGAATGCTCCAATTTCAAAGTACAGGCTCTACAATATTGAAATTCTCCAGTAACCTGATTGTAGAATTCCTGTTCTGGGATCTTTAAAATGAGCATCCTCTCATCAGTTCCTTTCGCTTACTTAACAACGTCCATCAAATGAGCGTTTCCATCATCTTCAGGCTGCTGCTTCGGCTCTTCTTTAGCAATGGGTGTAAGAACCTTATCATCATTATTTCCGCGCATGTCCTCAGGCATAAGCGCAGTGATAAATGCTGCAGCCTTATTCGCATCTGACAGAAGTTCCATATACAATTCGTTGTAAGCTTCAGTATGAGTAAACGCTCTTGAGAGCTCCTCACTCTTATTGAACAGCCTGCCATCAGGAGACTTTTCACCGTATGCTTTCAGAATGATCGTTTTGAAAGCACTCATGATCTTCGGAATATCCTGTTTTTCCATAATGGATTCAAGCAGCTGACGCATACCGCCAGTGACTTCTGTTTCCATCTCCATCAATTCGGCTTTATTCAGGTTGAAATAAAAGTTTTCCTGGCGTTCAACACCGTTGTAATCGGTATATTTAATCAATTTCTTAAGCATATTAGTATCCTTTCCTTTCTCTTTGGTTCGATAAAAAATAGTCATTGGAAAATAAGGAGAGCACCTCCGTGCTTAGAAGTGCCCTCCTTAAAATGCTAATTAGCCAGCTCCCTGGGAAACCGTCAGAGTAGAAATAACCGTATCAGGATCCGGCAGAGAAGGAGTCAGAGCGGTGATGGAGTTCTCAGTATCCTCATCACGACCATAAATGGTCTCAAGCAGATTCTTCAGAGCAGCCGCAGCAGCCGTAGCAGTGAACTTCGTACTGTCAATCGTGATTTCGCAAGTCGCCTTATGACCGGTAACAGAAACAGGAGTGCTGTTCGCTTCCCAGCTGAAGGAGATCGCATCGGGGTTATCGTTGATCGTGGTATAGCCACGGCCAGACGGAGAAGCAGTGCTATTATAGATAATATGGAGCTTAAAGCCCTTATCCATACCAGGATGTGCTTCGTCACCAATCTGGGTCTTATAAACCAGACCAAAGGCTTTACGGCTCTGCTGTCCAATGAACACGCCGCTAACGGCTTCCTTGCTACCATCACATTCAGCCCACTCATCCGGATAAGTATAAGCTTCGATCGTGAAGCCGAACTTTTCAGCAGACCTCATCGAGGCATACTTAATATTATCCGCATACAGGTCAGTAACATCAGCACCACTGGGGTTCTCATTAATCGCAGTAACACCATTCCAGGCAACACCTGTATCATAACCAGATGTGCCCATCGGGAAAAGAGCAACTTCACTTACGCCAGCTTCGATCTCGCGCTCGCCAACGCCGTGCCAAGTCATTTTAGCCATAAGTTCATACCTCCGTTAGAAATAAATGTCGTACGCATAATGAAATAAGCCGTCAGCCGTATATGGCCGCGACAGACGGCAAAATCTCAATTCATCCAATGTATCAATCATCGGATCATCTGCGTCTCTTGTAATGTACGTTATTGTGTATCGCTTCATATTATAATACTTGGAATTATCAGCAAAAGTTTCGCTGTTTCCACCAAGACTATAAACAATACACGGGTATTTGAGTTTGAACGATTCAGGAGGATCGAAATATACATTAGCCGATCCCAGAGTCGTCCTCAGAATCCTGTCCAGTTCCACTCGCGACCGGGCCATTATACAATCCTCCAATCGTGATAATGATACGAGGTCTCTGGATCTCAATATTCGTGATACTCCAGAGATCCTCGTGCCATTTCACATATCTCATTGCACCAATATTATCGTTAGCAAACGAATCGGCAACAATACTGATTGTGTTGTTAATGACCAGATTTTCGTTGGTTCCATTTCCATTTTGATCCCAACGACGAGTGTTCCTCATGACGTCTCCGTAATATTCCCTTTCGGTAGCTACTTCACGCCATACGCTGGGATGATTTATTGGATCGTACTCTATCGTCCTGATAAAGCCAATAGTTCCATGAAATCGGGCCATTTCAACCACTCCTTATTCAGCCAGGGTGAGTCCCTTCAGACCATAGATCTTCTGTTCTCTGACACCTTCATAAGCAACAGTCAGAATAAGCTTCTGATTGTCCTTATCGGTAATCCGGACAACACCGTTCAGATCTTCGCTAAGTGCGGTCGGTCCGTGAGTTCCACCATAAACTTCCAGTGTTGCAACAGCTCCTTCAGGAATGTCCGTAGCTTTCACAAACAGGAAATGTCCGGTGGATTCGCCTTCATCCCATGTACCAGAATCCCAGACAGTACCGTCACTGATATTCTTCAGCGTACCGGTGATTTGGTCTCCGCTGACGGCCAGATTACTCTGAAGATCGTCAGCGGTTACACCAAACGCCTCCGCGTCAGCACTCTCCGGTGCAAGTGCGACGCTAATTAAGGGTTTGTCGGCTGAGGCTGAACAGAGCCACCCGCTTTGGTCCAAGGCTTGCTGGGCAGAGTGGACTCGATGTCCAGGAACGCAGGAGTGGTATGCTCAGTTTCGATAATCAGAGCAGAGAAGGGCTTCACGAGAGCACCGCTGCAACGGGTTTCGATCAGATACTTCTGCTGGTTGTAATCGATATCGAAGTCATCAAACATATTCACGCTGCCGCCCTTATCAGCACCAACGTTGTAGTCCTTCAGGTTGACAATGATACCCAGCAGATCATATTCGGTCGTGGTATTGCCAACGGTTTCGCTACGGGTACCAGCCTGCTCAAACACCGGAACAGTAATAATATCGTTCACACGCAGAGCAGTCGCCAGGGCCTGCTTTGTCGGATACAGGAAATGACCGATACCGTCTTCCAGAAGCAGCATTTCAGTCAGCACAGACTCGGTGGTGTAGAAGTTCGGGTTGCCAGAACCACGATACTGCGCCCGGGCCTTAATAACCTTCTTGATCAGGCTCTTGGCATGAGCGACACCCTGTTCGGCAGTAACCTTCACCTTGATGGAGAACAGATCATCATCCTTCCAAATGGAACGGATATGATTCTCAGAAATCTTGTCATTGCTAGCGGGGCTACGGCCATCGCCGATCAGGATAGCACGAGCGATTTCCTCGTCCAGCATCATCCGCATTTCGCCCTTAATCCAGGCAACAACGTCGAAGTCGGTAATATCGATGACATCGTCACGATCCAGCTTCTGCTTTTTATAGATGGTCTGAGGATCGGTCGTCCGCTTAAGCAGCGTGAAGACTTCTTCCTTTTTCCGGTTACCCTTCATGTAACCCAGCGCACGAGCTTCGTCTTCGGTAATATCCGCGAACATGCTCTTAATACGGCTGAAAGGAGTATGATGCACCGCACCCATAACACCAGCCACCCAGCCGGTATCACGCTTAATGAATTCCGGAGGGTTGTTCAGGTTTTTGTAATCCGGGAACAGCCAATCAATCTGGTCAATACCATACTCGGCGGTATGAGCCAGAACGGATTCCTTCAGACTGCCACCACGCTTCGCATCAGCGAAGATCGCTTCGGTTTCAGCATGAGAAAGGGTGTTGCCCTGCACATTGGACTCGTCGCCTTCGAAAATGTTGTGTTTCATGTCTCCATAACCTCCAAACATAGACTGAGCGAGGGCTTCATCGTATTCGGCATCATCCTCATACTCCTCGTCGTCTTCATCGTCAAAATCTTCGGGATCATACTCTTCATCATCGATTTCTTCTTCGTCATCTTCGTCTTCGTCGTCTTCATACTCTTCATCTTCGAGTTCTTCGTCGGCGGCGTCGTCGCTCAGTTCTTCGATAGTGTCGAGCTGTCCCTGCTCATAAGCAGCCTGCACAGCGGCCTGCTGCTCTTCGGTCATACCAGCAAGGATCTCTTCAAAATCCATTGGTTCATCCTCCTCATCAGATTCACCGTGATAAAGTTCTACAATGCTGTCTTCACCAGGGAAAATCAGCGCTTCTTCATCATCGGTATCATAGGTTCCATCACTGTGCGCAAATGTAAGATTCTCAATACGAGCCATCTTATTTGCACCAGTAAGCACAATGCTAACTTCGCGAATCTGCCCGTGAACAACGTCTCCGCCATGCTGTACCAGCTGATTGGCGTAAATACTCAAAGCATCGAGATCGCCGTTTCCAAGAGATTCCTTAGTAGCCTGCGCCTTAGGGTTCTGATTGAACCAACCGTAACAATAAACGCCTTCATCACGATTCTCGAGAAGGCAATGCCCCAGAACATTCTCCGGATCGTTATGCTGATGTTGAAAGACCAGCGGTACCTGTTCGCCGTCATTGTCAATAAAAGCATTTTTACGGATCGTTCGACCGTCCGAGCATCTAACATTGTTCACGGTGGCCCATCCCGCAAAGTCATACGGGCGATTATTTTTGGGCATAAGCTTACCTCCCGTGATCAGGCAGAAGATTGTTTAGGTACATCCTCTTCTGGTTCTTTTTCACCATTTTGAGAATTGTACTCTTCTGCCAGGTCTACTATTTCGTTGTCGGACAGTCCTTTCAGATCGTCCTCATTGAGACCGGCATCTAATAGAGTCTGCCTTGCCTCTTCTACTTCAGCAGGGTCAACTGGCTCTTCAGGTTCTTCACCGGGGGCCATCGGTTCCTCTTGTGGCATATTTGGGTTACGCAGTTCATCCGCCTTAGGATCATCAGCAGGAGGCAGACCAAGTTTTGCACGCACTTCATTTGCTGTCATGATCTCATTACGGATAAACTTGTCACCAAGATCAGCCATCTTTTCAGCAGGAACAAGCTTAAAGTGATCCTGGAAGTACATGATGGATTGCCCCTGAGTTCTAGCCGTTTTGGTCAAGAACTTTCGGACCATCTCATCGCAAATAGCATTCAGAATTGGTTCAAGTGTACCGTTCTGATAGCGCAGCATTGTCTTTTCATCAGCGGTTCCGTAGAATACTTCCATCGGAATACCAAGCTGACCATACAAGAATGTTGTGAACCATTCCACCTGCTCTTTGAAATTGTTTTCGACTGCGCGATTCAGCTGGGTAATCTTTTCTGTTGCATCCGCATAGGCCACACCATACTTCGATTGAGC